CGAGGGAAATCCAATCTCCGAATTCTATAGCAAATTTATCTTTGTATATAAGAGATGATCGCATTCATTGTATTGTTGCTCATAAATTTATGGATTCTTCAACGAACACGCGAACCCCAGGAACTCACCGAGGTCAAAGAAAAGTACACGACTCTTCGAACACATCTCGTGAATACTGAAAATCAAAAGTATAAAATGTTGACGCGTTGTATTCCAATAACCGGAATTCGTGGTATGCGCGGCACCATTGGTTACAATACGAATAAAGGACAAGAAATAGCCATATGTGTCGACGGAACATCAAATGAGATGTTCCACGTTCTTATTCACGAACTCGCACACTGCACAGTTGATGAGTATTCTCACTCCCAGGGTTTTTGGGACAATTATGCAGAACTCCGAGATATGTGTATTGAGATTGGAATATACGAAAAAATTCCAGATAGAAAGGCTTTCTGTGGTCAGAAAATACAGGATAAATAATCTTCTTTACATATATTAAATGAAAACCCCTCTCAGTGTCTTACTGACGGTTATCTTATACTACATCGCCATATATGGGATAACAATCATACCACACATCAGTAACAACTATTATGGGAATTTGATCATTCTCACATTGGTGATACCAAACATCTTTAGACATATTGTGGGAAGTGTGCCACGCTTGGCTGTTGATCGTTTGTTTGTATTTTCGACGACGGTCATCGCGTTCGTGATAACTTTTCTCATGAACAAGTTGTGGGGTGATACGAAAGACGCGGTAAAAGAGTACGGGAGTGACAGAAGCAAGACACTTAAATTGAGTGCCTTGCTCATGACAGCTTTTACTGTTGGAGCGTTGATTACCTATTATTCGGGTATTGATAATTCAATCTATTCAAATATGGGTTGGGAATCAAATCAGGGTTTCACAATGTAAGTCTTCCCGAAGTAGAAGACAATCGCCGCAACCAAACCAGTTGACGCCAAACCAACCATGCTTCGCGCACCTTGTTCGTTGAGGAACTTGGGAACGGAGGTGACAAGTTTGTCTTGAACCGGCTTCGACACCGCGATGGCAGCCGCAACACCCGCAACGAGGGCGATGAGTTGATCATCGGTGAGGTTCATTGGGTTCTTGCTCTCTGGCGCCTTCTCAGCTTGCTGCTGCGCCATGAAAGCACCCTGGGGGTTTGGTGCTGTCATTTGTGGCATCACACCTTGCATTCTTGGCTCTTCCATCATCATTGGGGGATCCATCATAATGTCATTAATTGGAGTAGAGTCCATTGTCTGTTTATTTTGTCCCACATTTTTTTCCTGTTCTTGTGACGCTCTATTATCAATAAACACGGTAGATCTATTATCATTCAATGGAACCATCCCATCTCCATTGTCTGAAAGATTCATGGTATTTACGTTGGTAGCCATTTAGTATATTCATATGTTTTTGAAACATCTGAGTAACGCGGCCTGCTACTTTGTCTTAGTAATTTTTAAATTTGTCTTTTTTGTGGCTTTTTTTGCATCATCTTCTCGATGTTGCATGTGTTTGGGATTATACATCTTCTGGTGAAGTCTCCACAGATCGGGACTTCCAACCCTAAAGTTTTTTCTGACTGTTGCTTTATACCAATATACACAATCCTGTATTTTATTGGATTTAACGGTATTATCCAATACGAGACACTCATAGTTTTCTGTACATGCATCCATCACCTTGCAAAACATATCAAATGATGGGAAGATACCGAAGAAAGATTTATAAAGTTTTTCTCTATTTTGTATAATATTTTCACGGAGAATGAATACATAATCTACATTTGCACGAAGTGCTGGTGGTAAATCCATGACATATTGCATCGTGAGCATGAAGAAGATTTTCCAGTGTCGTCCATTCATAAAACACTGTCTAATACACGTATCTTTCAGAAACTTTGAATCGTACATACAATCATCAAGAAGCATAAAAGCACCACAATTGGTTTTACCCGCACCCACGAGTTTACGCTGTCTTGACATGACTCTTTCTATGGCATCTCGGTCGTAGTCTCCATAGACGAAGAGGTCTGGAATAAATTCTGAATAAAAATGGTTACCTTCTTCCGTCCCTGATAAAACAATGCCTGCTGGGAGGTGTTTTTTATAATACATGATGTCTTTGACTAACGTAGACTTACCAGTATTACGCTTTCCAATAAAAACACATACCCGATCATCGCCCATTGTTTCGGGTTTGAATTTCTTCAATTGAAGATTCATTCTACTTTAGCGTACCGTTTTATTTAACAAAATTTTACTCACATAAAGTAGGAATGTCAGGTCGTTTAAGACTTGCGGCCACTGGAGTTCAGGATCAATGGCTCACAGGCGATCCACAATTTTCATATTTCCTGATGAATTTTAAAAGACATACAAAGTTTGCGATTGATTATTTCGAGAATCAATTTGATGGTAACATAGACTTTGATGAAATTATAACAGCTCGTGTACCAAGTGACAAGGGTGATCTCATAAAGAATATGAACTTGAAAGTTACACTGAGTGATCCAAAGCCGGATACACCTGGAATTAACGATGTATATTGGAATCCATCTATCGTCACAAATCTCATAGAGTACGCTGAATTGGTAATTGGTGGTCAAGTTATTGAAAAAATTACAGGCGAGTATATCTATATTCACCAGCAACTACACAACAATAACGATGATACGACACAAACACTGTATTTTTTAAATGGGCATGGTAACTTTTTAACGTATACTGGAGACTATACATACTACTTGGATCTTCCATTCTATTTTTTTAGAAATCCAACTTTATCCATACCAACCTGCGCCCTTACAAAACAAAGCGTCGAAGTAAGAATTAAAACGACGCCTCTATCCAAATTAATATTTTATGGCGCACCATCGAATGTAAGTGCATCAATAAGAAAGATTTCTCTAGACGCTGAATTTATATACGTTGCCGACGAAGAGAGGAACTTTTTAATGTCCAGACCAATTGAGTATGCTATCACACAACTTCAGATGTCACAATTTAAGATGAAAGCGGGTGAGACAAAAAAAGGTGTCATGTTAAATTTTAAACACCCCGTCAGAGAGTTATTTTTTGCGTGTACACCGGACAGCTTTAGTATTACAGCTAATGCACCAAATGCGTATACAACCATAAAGAATGTCGAATTACGTTTTAACAATCAAGTTGTATTTGACAACGATACAAAATTCCTTGTGTATGAACAGGCGTTAAAGCATCACACAAATTCACCGTTGGTTCTTCGTACACTTGCACCATTATTGGGTTTATTCACTCTCAAATCTGATTTTGGAATGTATAGTTTTTCGTTACACCCGGAAGTTCATTATCCAACTGGGCAAGTAAATATGAGTCGCATAGTTCACAAATTATTCACAATAGAAATAGAACCATCCAACTTAACATATGCGAACGATGTACGCGTCTATGCGGTGAACTACAATATTCTTCGCTTTGAAAGTGGATTAGCTGGTTTAAAATTTTAGATTGTTATATTAGTAATGGCTGGTCGTGTTCAGCTCGAAACATTTGGACCTCAAGACAGGTTCTTTACACTCGACCCAGACTATACACATTTTCTCCAAAGTTTTAAGAGGCATTCAAACTATTCAACAGAATATGTTTACATGAAACCAGAGAATGAAGCCGACTTTGGAAAAAAAGTAAAGTTTACGATTCCCCAAGATCAGGGTGACCTTCTTAAAACATTGAGTGTTAAAGTCAAGTTACCAGCTTTGACATCACCATATAATATTGGTTACATTGAATCCATTGGTCACGCCCTCATAGAATATGCTGATATCATCGTGGGTGGTGAAGTTATTCAGAGAATCACAAGTGATTATTTACAAATATATTCAGAACACAACTTTACACAAACAAAACAAAAGGCTCTTGAAAAATTAATTGGAAAATATTCGTTGAGAACATCAGCGGTTCGAGTTTCTGACCCAACTATTATAGGTTTCCTTGGTAAAGCCACAACTGAACAAGACTACTTTATAGATTTACCATTCTATTTTTACAATAACCCCAAACTTGCCATACCTCTTTGTGCCATCACGAAACAGGAAGTTGAAGTTGAGATTAAATTGAGAGACTACACAAATCTTATTATTGATACATCGGATGGAACATACAAAAATCTTACATACACACCAAAAATAACAGATTTCCAATTATGCAGTGAGATCGTTTTTGTAGACATATGTGAACGTGTAAAGATTAAAACTTCAAAGCATGATTACACAATTACACAAATTCAACAAAATACATTTGACATTCCGGAAAATGTTTCTACGGGTAAATTCAGATTAAGTTTTATAAATCCAGTGAAGGAATTGTATTTCGTGATTCAACTACAAGGTGCTTCGCCATTCGATTATGATAATACATTATCGGTCTCGAATAACAAATTGGTACTGTACGAAAACTTGAACTATCTCACACTAGACTTGGATGGTGAGCCAATAATCACAGATGAAACTGGAAATGTTATATTTTTGAAAGCCGTTCAGGGTGCAATTCATCATTCAAAAACACAACTCATTCGTAGATTTTACTCATATAGTTTTGCGTGTGAACCAGAAAAGTGGTATCCCACGGGGCAGGTTAATTTCAGTCTCGTGAAAGAGCAAATCCTCAACCTAAGTATGACACCTTGCATCTCTTATGCAAGACAACTTCGTGTTTACGCGTTAACGTATAATATCCTTCGTGTACACGGGGGAATTGCTCAAACACTTTTTAATTCGTAATAATAAAGATGATGAAAACAGGATTCGGTGAATCGTCAGGAGAATACGAAAACGCTCAAAGTAATGCGCTCATTGGCATCGTCACACCAGTGATTGAAAAGAGTTTAATCATTGCGTGTCAATATTGTAAAGCGTGTGGTCGCACAGCTGTGACAGCGGAAGACATGGAATATGCCGTTAAGTTTTGTGTCATGCACACTGTGGGAGAAAGTATCGGTTCCATCGTTCCAGAAATATACGATGAGGAGGAATCCGATGAGGATGATATTGAAGAACTTACGGAAGACGAATGCCCCCCATTCACCCGATACACAGGACAAGATCTAACGTTCACACGCGTGAATGCCGCATACGACCGATGGGATGAATGGGAACCACAAAACCCGGTGGAAGAGATGTTAAAAAATGCTATTAATAGTAATGAGTACATTGGAGCCGGAGGGGTGGACGATTTCTGAATATAAGTCATTTAAAGTTCAGGAGGACGAAGACACAGATACCAGTACCGATGGAGATTCTTCAGACGACGAGCAGTTGTTTACACAGACTAAAAAAACCATCGGCAAAAAAAAGTACAAGCGTATCTATGAAGAAGAATTGTTACCGGAATAAATTTTCCCAGTGTAATATATAAAACTCTCATCATGGAAAACGCGATTGAAACTGTCAACCTCGTGACTCAAGAATTGGAGACCCAATCCCTCAATGCGATTGTTGCGGGCTTCTCCTTCGCCGCGGCCCTCAGCTGGAACGACCTCGTCCGCTGGGTTCTTCAGCAACTTATCCGAGTTCCAAAGAACAGCGGTGCTCAGTACACCCTTGTCGCGGTCCTCACTACTCTCCTTTCCATCGCAGTGTACCTCGCCATCTCTCGCATTTCCAAGCGCGTGAGCCGACCAGCTCAGCCAGTCTATGCGATTACGCAATAAGTTTGGGTTTTCGTTTCATAACTAAAAGAAGCATAACTCCGACAAAAACGATGGCAAATATAGCCAGGTAATTACCCCTACTATAAGGATTCTCAATTACAGGAATGCTTATAGGTGGAGGCAGAGATCGTTTCAAAATATCAGGGGAAACTTTGGGGAGACCCTCGAGTTTATCAGTAGAACATTCGACTTCAAATTTCAAAATATGATCTTGATTTCTGAAATCGTATGGAATGAGCCTTCCGTGACTCATATAGAAGAATTCAATTCTAATGTCTCGAACATACTTTTGTGTACCCGTGTGGAATTGATGTGTAAATGGATCATCGGCGTGACTAAAATTAATCACATCCGTTCCATTTGTTAGTATATGACCTGTGTAAAAAGGTGTCGACGAATATACATACTTGTTGAATTCATCCGACCCCGCACTGATTCGCAGAATTAACGAATTTACACCTTGTAAATTGATGGCACCGGATGATAATGTGTTACTGGTTGATACAGCATCACCTGAACTAAATCCCAAAACTTGATGTGGGGTTGTCAAGGGTGATACATTACTCGCGTATCCATTTGTTCCACTGTTGAATTCAAATACAAAGTTATTGTCCCCGGCACTTGTGTTTGAAAAAATGAGTGAATTTGTATCAGTGTCAAATACAACTGAATCAACATTTGATTCGGGGGGTTGCAGTTTAACGTCTAAATCTGTTGCGAGATCTGTACCATTTGTATAGTTTGTTTCATCCAATGTAATGTTTACTCCATCAACACTAAAAGTCTTATTTAAACTATTTATTAGAAGTTGTGGAGTTGGAATACGAGCAGATAGAAGGCTTATTTTTGAAATGTCATAAATTGGATTTTTGAGAGTTACGACATAGTTATTTGCGTGCGGGTATATAGAGGTATCGCGTTCGCTACTATCTATGTCAAGGGTATGAACCTTCATTAAAATTAGTCCATATAATTTTAATGATTGTTTTTGTCTAATCAAGTTAAATTTAATTTAAGAAAGGCTGTGTGCCAATGGGTTGTTGTGGAGTTGCTTCTTCGCCAAATCCAACGTCGCCGCGTGTGGATTTTCGTTACACTTGTAGGCGTTGAATTGGTGATAAGGTTTTTGTTGATAGTGTTGTGTCCATGCACCGTTGGCGGCGTTCACACGACCGTCGATGCGTGTAGTATCAGTCCGAACCGTTGTGAGATGACCCCTGGTCTGGGTAACATTCATTCTTCCTGGGTTACCCATACGATTCGCCTTACCTCTGCGATCTTCTGGACGGAATCCATACTTCATCAATTCTTCGTTGGTCTTCGCAGACACTTGGACAGCCACACTGTTCGTGTAACCGCCGTGGAAGCTGTGAATACCTGGTGCTGGTTGATTGTTGTAGTTGTACTGTTGATCGTTTCGGTCACTCTTGAATCGGGTTGGATCTTGGGAAACCGCCAAAGCTGATGTGAAACGCTTCGCGCCGTTGTAACCAAGGCCATCATTTCGAAGACCGGTCTCCGATCGATTTGTAGTACGCATAGTCTTTTGGTGACTGGCTCTTGGGGTAACACCAGTCATACCCTGAGCCCGACCGGCCATCGTTGGGAGGCGGGATGGAAGGAATGCAGTCTTTTCTGGCATATTGTGTGTCAACTGACCAACAACAGCTGAACGACCACCGGTAATATCCATAGCTGGCCCGGATCGGCCTGGAAGTGTTGTGAGTCTGTATTCACCAACATTGACTGGGTTCACTCTAAACATTTGCTGATAACCACCAACCGCTGGAACATCCGCACCAACACCCAAACCTGGACCAACCATTTGCTTTTCAATTGGTGAAAGGTTGTTCATCACCCCTCGGTCATACATACGGTCACGCATCGACAATAACTCTTGGCCACCACTTCTTGACTGAACCCCCATATCAGCAAAGCTCGTGACTTCTACCTTTCTTGGTACTTCAACACGTGATTCAAATATTGGTTCTTCAAATTCCGGCTCTCTTTCTCGAAGGATTTGTTGTTCTTCTGGTTTCCATTGAACAACTTTGGGAGGTTCGCTTTTGTTACTCAACGCGCGACCAGCAAAAATCAATCCCGCGACAGCTGCTAACGAAATGGGATCAGCCATTCTTATTTCTTATTAACATTTTTATTAGCGTATCTTTGGTCAAAAAGTTCATTCTGGATTTCAGCACGTGTACTCGAAGGTTCGTAAGTCATAGTACGAAGTGGAGTCTTACACTCCATGTTCGACAATGGAAAGAGATTACGTTCATATGTGGGAACGATAACCTTGTTAAAACGTGAAGTTGTTTGAGGCCTGAGTTGATCACTTGTGTCAATGAAATTGGCAGGGGCGCCCTTACCAGCCATGTATGGAGCCGTACCATACAACATTGTATTTGGACGGCAATCACCACAGTTTAATGAGCTGGGCTGGGGATAGACGAAGATTTCGTCCGTCGCTTTGACAGGGGCAATTGCTCCGGTATTTTGGACAATTGATAAACCAGGCTGAAGTTGGTACGCCATTTATTATTACATAAGAAATATTTATCGTCTATCACCACTAATATCAAGACCTCTGAATGGACCGAGCTGAGCACCACGGGCATTTGGATCACATAATTGTGGTCTTGTTCTACAATCGGGACCACCCTTTGAACCGTAACACCACTCGGCAAATGCAGTCTGATCTCCTGGTATCTTAGACACTGGGGCGGTCACAAACTGACGAGCCGCCGCGTTGCGCTGATATTGTGGAAGTGGTGTCCTCGAACGGCCGGAATCCGTGGGGAATCTATCATCGAGAAAACTCTTTACGAATGGCTTAACACTTGGGTAATAGCAAGCTTCTAATCTATTTGGTGCATCCGTGTAATCGGTGACGAGGACATTTCCCATTGGATTATCAATAGATGGCATGTGGCATCCAGTATCTCCAGAAACTGGAGTACCATATGTTTCTCTAACCATATTTGTCTTGTACATAACATAAAGAACACCCAAAACAGTACCGCCTAAAATAAAGATCCGTGGATCACGGCGTGTGAGGTAAATAATACAAGTCGCGTAAATAATAAAACGGGAAGCAGCATTAATTCGGTCTTCTGATGTTTGATTTTTATTGGGCCAGAATTGTGTAATCTTATTTTCCTTGATGAGTTGCTTTGGATCGTCGAACCAAGCCTTCATTTAGTATATCATGAGGTTTATTTTTTGGGAAGTCCACCAAGCATACTGCCCATCATCTTCATGAGCGCAGCCTGGTCGAGTTCACCACCTTCCGTCTCCATCTTTTCAGCGCAGTCCTTGGCGATACCCTCGATGAGGTTCAATGTGTCCGCTGGAATCGACGTAATAGTCGTACCGAGCATGTACAGAGTTTGAAGATATTGCCACGTAGCATCTTTCGTGCCTGTACTCATACGAGTCCAGTAACTCTTAATGTTCAATTCCTTCAAGAAATCAATCGTGTCAATCTCGTTCAAAAGGAAGGTTTCATCCTTCGCCGAGATTCTATCGGCGTACGGACTCACACCTTTCATGAAACCGTCAACCACCAAACGGGGACTCGTGGTTCGCAAGACTTCGAATGAAGTCATCATTTTCTTAACGTCTTTTTCCTCTGGAAAAGTCTTGTGCAATTCCACAAGAAATTGACCGAGCATGTCGTTGAAGGCATTCACGGAAGTCATTTTCTTATAATATGAAGTAAATCTTTAAGTTTAAAAAGGGTCTGTAGATATAGTCTCTTTTTGACCAAGGCCATTAGACACGATGAAATAAACGAGGATGGCATTGAGCAACGCTGGTTTTGTGTATTTATTTAGTTCTAATTTTCCTTCATTATTGAGATACGCCTTGAAGTGAATGTAACCAGCAGTTATACCGGCGGCGATCATCGCTGCGCTGATGGGGTCTCGGAGATATTCGGAGAGATCTTCCATTTAATTATACGCAACTTTTTTTGTACGGCTTTCTGGTGCATCACCGAAGAAGACGTTATCATCTTCCTCTGGTTGTTGTGGTTGGTGTTCCACTGGTTGCATCTCCGGTTCACATTCTGGTTGAAGGGCCTGGACACCGGGGACGGTCTTAAATTCATTTTCGAGACCGGTTGGTTGCAACTGTTCCACCTCACCACCAATTTCGGGCATTGGTTCCATTTCTTGTTCTTCTTCTGGGAATGGTTCTGGTTCGGCATCTTGTCCCTCGAAAACGTCGGGGTCTTCGCTATCCTGAATTTCTCCATCCAAGTCAATGTCTCGGGTCTCTTGGGACATGTATGTTTGAAGAATTTGTTGAACTGGGATAAGCTCTTTAACACTAGCTTCGATACACGCACAGAAACGCTCAGTTAACTTCTCATCACGCACATATTCACTTTGTTCGTCGTGGAACACGTAGGGGTCTTTGTAGAGATCTTTCGCAGCATTGTTGTAACACGTTTGAATGAAAACTTCATTTGTTGGAAGTTTGAGACTAATCTTCTTATTGTCAGCCTTGAGACGAACAGCTGAAA